ATGATTGGTGCCATCAAACCAGTAATTGAGGCAATCAGACCAAGGATTACGGTAATCCTGGTTGCCATTTTTGCAGCGCTTGCTTTTACCGGTGGATACTTTGTCAGTGATTGGCGATCTGAATCGCAGATGCAGCGCTTGAGTTCGCAGAATGCAGTATTGTCGGCGGCAAACGAAAAGTGCGCATTGGATATCCGGTCGGTGAAGACAGCGATGAGTACGTTGACGGAAGTGGCGGCTGAGAGAGAAAAAAGTGCAGCCGAGGCAATGCGTCATGCAACTGCTGCTGCGGCAAAGCACACGAGCCAGGCAAAGAAAATACGCGCCTTTCCACCGGTAGCACCCGAGCATCAGTATGAGGCAATCACGAGAGAGCAGATAGAGTATGTGCAGAGCCGCCATCAGAACGATTAGATCCAACCCCGTGTATTCCCGTAGTACCTCCTCGCGATTCAATCGCTGCCTGCTAGCCCACCTGGCGCTGGTTTTTGCGACCTTATTGACCGGTTGTGCGGGGAAGCCGGTGATTCAGACTCAGGTGGTCGAGAAACCTGTTGCTGTCCCTTGTCTCATTGATACTCCCTCCGAGTGCAAGTCGGCCTATGCGATTGATCGCGTGTCAATCAAGGACGACCCTCTGACGATCAATAGAGCGCTGCGTACGGAAATAGAAGAAAGATCGGCATGTGAGGTCAAATTACTTGCTGCACTGAGGGGATGCAAGAAGGGTATGAGGAGCCTGTAAAAGGAAATGGAAAGGGAAGCGCTGATAAAGCCGGATATGTGGAAATTTGAGGGTGAAGTATCTAGCGAGGAAGCAGAAAAGGATGCGGTAAGTGTAGAGCCTGCGAGTCCGAAAAAGAGCAGTCGAGCCGTAAAGAGACGTGAGGTACTTGACACGATCTTTGCTGGCATTTCACTTGGAAAGTCGGCTCGTGCGATGTGCATGGAGGTCGGTATCAGTCAGAGGATTTTATGGAACTGGCTGGCGAGTGACGAAGAACTCATGCGCCAATATCAACGCGCCAAGGAGCTTTGCGTGGATGCCTATGCCGAGGAAATCATCGAAATTTCAGATGAGGGGTCAAGAGATACGTATGTCGATGAGAAGGGACGGGAGGTCATAAACCGGGAGGTTATTGCGCGCGCGCAATTGCGCATCGATGCCCGCAAATGGTACGCCGCACGACTGGCACCTAGGAAATATGGCGACAAATTACCTGTCATACATGAAGGCAGCGATGCCAAGAAATCCGTGGTGCATAACATCGCGATAGCTTTTGTCGCTCCAGAAGATAGAGGCAATGAGCCAAATGTATCGTCGTAAATGGCGATTCGAGTGCTATGACTCCCCATAGAGCTGAATTTCCGTCAAAGCTCAGATTTCTGTTTGAACCGGCACGCTACAAGGTCTTATATGGAGGAAGAGGGGGCGCGAAATGCCTCGGCCTTGGAACACCTGTCTTGATGTCCGATGGAACAATCAAGGCTGTGGAGGATGTTGTGGTTGGAGACCTGGTAATGGGACCTGATTCAACCCCAAGAAAGGTTATCTCCACGATTCGTGGTGAGTCTGAGCTTTTTAGAGTTTCTCAGACTTCGGCTATGACATACGTTGTTAACGATGAGCATATCCTTTCCCTCAGAAAATCGAAATCGTGTTCGATGGATACGAGCGGCACGATGCCAAGCGGGAACCTCAAGAGGCTAAGAGGACGGTATCCAGATTGGCCTGATGTGACAAACATTAGAATTAAGGATTACATCGCGCAATCGAAGCGTTGGAAAGATAATTTTCGTGGGTATAAGGCTGGCCTGATTCAATTTGATCAGCGTCCGGTTCCGGTTAATCCTTATCTGCTTGGCGTGTGGCTTGGGGATGGTCTTCATCGCGAGCTAATGATCACATCTGCCGATGAAGAGATTATCGAATGGATGCGCGAATTTTGCGTGTTTAATGATTTGATTTTCACCAAAGGCGAGAAGAAAGGAACCGCGGCGTGTGATTACAGACTAGGCCGGAACCCAGCAAACGGGCGAGAAAATCCAGTATGGCGTGGGTTTAAAGAGCTTGGTGTCGTATCGAACAAGCATATTCCGCAAATCTATCTATCAAACAACGAAGAGATCAGGCTGCAAGTGCTTGCTGGGCTGATTGATACTGATGGATCAACGAAAAAAAATGGTTACACGATAGCGCTTGCAAACGAGAGGCTTGCTAATGAAATAAAGCTATTGGCTGACACGCTTGGTTTCCGTACTTCAATTTCCAAGAAAAGGACAATCTGCACAAATAACGGTGTGCGCGGAGTCGCTTGGAGAGTTGGAATCAATGGGGATTGCTGGAAGATTCCATGCAAAGTAAAGCGAAAGCAGATAAGGAAAGAAGACTACAAGCCGAATAAGGACAAGATGTTGTCCTATCTCAGTGTAGAGGATATAGGCATTGGCCCTTACGCTGGATTTTCTATAGATGGCGATCACTTGTTTTGCCTAGCTGACGGCACTGTGACGCATAACTCTTGGGGCGTTGCCAGAGCACTATTGATTCAGGCGGCTGCAACTCCACTTCGCATCTTGTGTGCGAGAGAATTTCAGAATTCTATCGTCGAATCTGTGCATCATTTATTGAAAGCCCAGATAGAAACCATCGGTTTAAGCTCATTTTACGAGGTACAAAACAGCGTTATCCGTGGAGCAAACGGTTCCGAGTTCATCTTTGCCGGTCTGCGTAGCAACGTAACCAGGATCAAGTCGTTCGAGGGCGTGGACAGGGTCTGGGTGGAAGAAGCCCAGACGGTAGGCAAGACAAGTTGGGATACCCTCATTCCGACCATTCGTAAAGAGGGATCGGAGATCTGGGTGACTTACAACCCTGAACTGGAAACCGATGAGACACATCGGCGATTTGTAATCAATTCCCCTGTTGGCGCTGTCGTAGTAAAAATCAATTGGAATGACAACCCATGGTTTCCGGAGACCCTGCGACGGGAAAAGGATGAACTGAAAGCACGTGACCCGGATGCCTACCAAAACGTATGGGAAGGGAATTGCCGGGTAACACTAGACGGCGCGGTTTATGCGAAGGAGCTTCGGTTGGCACAGGAAGAAGGAAGGATAAGGAACGTGCCATATGATGAGGCAAAGCCAGTACACACCTTCTTTGATCTCGGCTGGGCCGACAACACCAGCATCTGGTTTGCGCAGACCGTTGGCAACGAACTCAGGTTGATCGATTACTACAGTAATAGTCAGATGCCAATTCAGCATTATATCGGAGTGCTGCAAAACAAAGGGTATATGTATGGTACAGACTGGTTACCACACGATGCCAGGGCTCGGACATTAGCAACCGGGCGCAGCGTGGAGGAAATTATGCTTGCAGCGGGGCGAAAAGTAAGAATCGTGCCAAATCTCTCTATTCATGATGGTATTAATGCGGCAAGAACCATCTTTCCACGTTGCTATTTTGATGAGCTGAATTGTGCAGAAGGCCTGCAGAGCTTGAGGCGCTATCGGTTTGATGTGGACACCAATTCCGGTCAATTCAGCGCAAGACCCTTACATGATTATCACAGTCATGCAGCCGATGCCTTCCGCTATTTTGCTGTGGCAATCGAGGAGGATAAACCGGCTGTGAGTGCACGAGGTATTAATATGAAAGGTTGGCGGGCATGACTGAGGCAGGTGTTACGGCAGATATTTCGATTGAGGCTTATAGCAAAATATGTCGCGATATTCGGGATCAACCGAAGTGGCGAGCGGACTCGGACACGGACTGTGATTATTACGACGGCGCGCAGACCAGCGTGGAGGTGATCGAGCGGCTGAAGATGGCAGGTATTCCTCCTCAGGACTCCAATCTGATCAAGCCGACGATCAATGCAGTATTGGGGCTGGAAGCGCGTAGCCGAACGGATTACAGGGTGACGGCGGATGATGAGAGCCAGGCAGAGATTGCGGAAGGTCTTTGCGCAAAAATCAAGGAGGCCGAGACCGAATCACGGGCAGACCGGGCCATGTCAGACGCGTATTCCAGCATGATTCGTGCGGGTATCGGATGGGTGGAAATATCCCGGGAATTTGATGCGCTCAAGTATCCGTATCGTGTCCGGGAGGTGCATCGTAACGAAATTTACTGGGACTGGAGTTCAAGAGAGCCGGATCTGTCCGATGCTCGATATTTGCGACGAGATAAGTGGATAGACCGGCTTCAGGCTGCACTTATGTTCCCGGACCGAGCGGAAGTCATTGCAAATAGCTGGAAGGGATGGAACGACACGGATGTATATGAAGGCTATGACAATGGCTTGGCCCGAGCGTATGAGATCGAGCAGGCATGGAGTCGCGACCAGGAAGACTACCTGAACCGGAACTCGGGTATGGTCAGGCTTTCCGAATTATGGTATCGGCATTTCGAGGATGCATACGTCCTGGTATTGCCTGATGGAAAGATAATCGAATACAGTGAGGATAATCCATATCATCAGGCAGCGGTTGCCCAAGGTTTCGTACAGGTCCAGAAGTCGGTTCTCACCAGAATGCGGGTTTCAATCTGGTTGGGGCCGCATAAACTAATGGACGTTCCGAGTCCATTCCCTCATTCAGATTTTCCATATGTTCCATTCTGGTGCTTTCGCAAGGATAGGAGCCGAGCTCCCTATGGATTGATTCGTGACATGCGGGGACCCCAGGATCAGATAATCGATCTGGATATTCTTCTCTACGAAGTCCTCAATTCGGTAAAAGTCGAAGTGGACAATGATGCGCTCGATCTCAGCCAGAATTCTTATCAGGAGGTTGCCAATAATATAAGCAGTCTGCGCTCGATGACCATTCTCAACTCTCAGCGAAGGAATGCCAGCGGCTTCAGGGTGATACGTGAGCATCAGCTTGCCGCCCAGGTGTTTCAGCTCGTGCAGGAACGCAAGCGAAGAATCGAAGAAGTGGGGGGAATCTATCGTACTATGCTGGGAGCACATACCTCAGCAAGCAGCGGTGTGGCGATCAACAGCCTGGTGGAGCAGGGTTCGACCGTGTTGGCGGAGCCCAATGATAATTTTCGCCATGCTCGCCGACTTGTTGGCCAGCAACTTCTTGCGCTGATCAAGGAGGATATGATTGGAAGACCAGCGCAAATTACCGTCCAGCAAGGTAATAAACCCAAGGTGGTTTATTTCAATCGCCAGTTGGATGATGGGTTGGTACACAACGATATTGCTTCTGCAATGGTCAAAGTTGTGCTTGAGGATATTCCCGCTACTCCGACATTCCGAGCGCAGCAGTTGCAAGCCATGTCGCAAATCGTACAAGCCGCGCCCCCTCAGTTCCAGGCCGTGCTTTATCCGGTAATGCTCGAGCTGTCCAACGTTCCGAACCGGCATGAGCTGGCCTATCAGTTAAGGCAGGTGGCTGGCATCCGCGATAACCCGCAATTGCAGGTCATGCAGCAGATGATGCAGGAGGCGCAAGAGCAGATTGGTGAGTTGCAGCAGAGATTGGGAGAGACTGAGCAGCAGCTTAAGGACAAATCGCGCGAACTTGACTTGAAAGAGCGTGCGCAGGCGCACAAAGAGGATATGGATGACGCAAAACTCCGTCTGGGGGCGGAGAAGATTGCTGATTGTCATATAGGTAACGCATTATCCCCATAAAAGGAGTAACAAAATGATTCGGTTTCTGAATGACGAAACTGTGGCGGGATACAGATACGGTAAGGGTGCAATTTCCAGGTTTGATGATGTGACTGAAGCGATTTTGATTGCTCAAGGTGATGCTGAAGATTATCCAGCAGTTACCAAGCCGGTAGAGGTGCTGTCGAGTTCGGCCGTGGCTGCCTCATGCGTGTTGACGGCGGTGGATGAGGTTCTGGGATCGTTCACTGTTCGCGCGGGAATCATAGGTGTCAACAGCATTATTCAGATCGAGCCACTTTGGACATTTACAAGCAGTGCCAACAACAAGATTCTGAAAGTCAGCATTGGCGGCGTGACAGTTTACAGTGCTACGCGCACTACGTCTGTCAAAGAAGCGCCGCTGATTGTCCTGGCAAACCGTAATTCCCTGGTATCGCAGATACAGCCTTATGACAACACGTACTTAACGGCAGGATTCGGCACTCCGGCAACTTACACCATTGATTTTGCTAATAGTGTCACCGTCGACATTACCGGTCAAAGAGCAAACAGCGGCGACACGCTCAAGCTCGAATACTTCCGCGTCCTGCATTTTGTGGGGGATTGATGGCAACCTGGCACGTTCGTCCTGATATATCACATAGCGGTACGCGCAATGGACAATCCTACGCTTCTGCCTGGGGCGGCTGGTCTGAGATTGTTTGGGGCACTTCAGGGGTAAATACCGGAGACACTTTATACATCTGTGGAACGCACACATATACTTCAGTTATTGCGCTAGGCAACGTTACTGGCGTCACTATCAAGGGGGACCACTCATCTGAGTCTGGATCGCTTTCTTTCAGAGGCAACAATATCTATTTCAATATAAATCGTTCTTCAATAACCGTTGAGGCGCTGACAATCACATCCCAAAACAGATGCATTGTGCCAAGTGGGGCACCGATGACTGGGCTTGTAATCAGGAATTGCACATTCTACGGGTCAGCAGTGCCATGTATTGAATTTCTCCCGATAAACACCTGGGGCTGGATTAATACCATAATCGACGGCAATACGTTCAATGGCGGGGTTGGCGGTGGTGGCGCAGCCGCGATAGGCTGGTGGCCTCAGAGCCCCCTCAATACGTATCACGAAAATATAAAGATCACGAACAATACCTTCAATGGCTGTTCGGCGACGCATGGCGTAATCATTCTGCACGCTACTCCAAATGCGCTAGGCACGACAGAAACCCCGTCCAATGTTCATATTTACGATCTTGAAGTAAGCAGAAACACTTTTACCAATTGCGGCGGCGCTGCAATCAAGGCATATGTCCCAGAAACCGGACGCAACAAAGGCGTGAAAATTTGCGGGAACAAGATAACCAATCAAAGAAGAGTTGGCGAACTTGGGGGGGGGATTGTTGTAGGGGGGTTCATTCAAACAGATACCGCAGACTTTGGACAGAATGTAATCGAAAATAATGTAGCGGACGGTCTCGAAGGTACAACTGGGTTTGCCAACATTATGTATGGAAGCTACATCATAAGGCACAACTCTGCGAAGAACATCTCTTCAATTATCTACGATGGCTGCGGGCTTCTATTTGATCATGGTGCCGATGGATGTGTGGCCTATGGCAACTACCTTGAAAATCTGGCAGGGACCGCCGACTTCACAGCCGGGGCCGCAATCGGAATCATCTATGAAGCAACCAATATCACCTGCTACGGGAACGTCATAAAGAATTGCCACATGGGCGTATTTTACGGAAACCAGACTTCCGGGCGGGTGAGCAACATCTTCAATAACACGTTCATCAACTGCGGTCTGGCCGGGATCCACGGAAACCCGACCACATTCCCGTCCGATTCCAATTACTGCAAGAACAACATATTCATAGCCGCCAGCACAGCGTCGAAAGCGATCCGCTATGACTCGGGGACGTGGAACCGGGAATCGAACAATGTGTTTTACGGCTTCGGAGCCGGGACGCAAGCCCTTGATGCAGCCAGTCTCACTGTAAACCCCGATCTCGATAACGAGTACCGACCAAGGGCTTCACAAGTAAAGCGGGTTGGAGCTTACCTTGGAGGCAAGGATTACTACGGAAAACAGTTTTATAACACTCCCAATATTGGGGCAGTGGAAGACGTAACGAACACCCCGCGCTATGCGCTGAGATATAGATAGAACCAAACAGAATCAATCAAGAGCCGCTTCTGGAAACAGGGCGGCTTTTTATTGGTTTTAGCTCATGCGACGCACGAGCGACGATTATGTAGTCGTAGTGTTGAAACCCCTGATCAATACGCTTCTTGTGTTGCTCGGGGGTTTCTTTTTTGAACCCTGCTCAAGGCAGGCCCGCTCACTGGGTTAAGTAGTTTGGAGGAAAGATGGAAGTGGATCAGCTTAATTCGCAAATCTTACCCCGGAACAAATCGAGATATTGGAAAGCAACCTGGGCAAGCTTGCGGAGATTCTAGGCGCACGAGGAAGTACCGGAGGAAGAGGGAAAGGAGAAATCCGGACTCAATGTGAAGGATGGCATGCTCAGTAAGGAGAGCGATGATGAAGGTGAAGATGAGCCTGTCGTTCTGAGCAGGAGCGGCAAGGGAACTATTCCACAAGGAGCTGTGGGTAGAGAACGATTTGATATTTGAATAAACGGAAAGGGCAAATATGATTCGATTTTTGAATGATACAACTGTAGCAGGATATGTCTACGGAAAAGGAACTGTTGTGTCCTTTGATAAAAGTGTTGAGAATAATCTGATAGCGCTGGGCTCTGCTAAAGCAGACGATCCTGGCACATTTCATCCTTATTACCACTTTCATGGCTTCGCCGGAAACCAGGTTGCAGACGACGATAAATTTTACGACCTGACAGGATTAAACCATGCTTCGCTCGGCGCGAACCTGTCTGTTTCGCAACTCTGGACGACAAATTCTGGCTATGCGTCTACGATTGACCCGACAAGCGGCGCAACCGATTCCGTATTGCGCATTCCCAACCTGAACTTCGATTATGCGAGTGGCGAGAAGCTGATTATCTGGTGGCTTGGCAAAGTCACAGCCGAGGGTTCGTACGCCCGAATGATGGGAGATGGCTATGGTACAGCCGCAGGGCAGCGAGGCATTCGCATCTTTTTGTCTACAAGCGGAATCATTAGCTTTGCCCTCACGGGCGCTACCGAAGCCTATTCTTCAAATGCGCACAAGAGCATTTCGGGCGGCCTGCACAGTTTCGCTATAGCCGTGGACGGCGAAGGTAAGCAGCACGGTATATGGGTGGACGAGGAGTATTCTCTCTCTGAAGGTTCATACACTTCCCTAGTCGGCGGGATTGACACGCGCAATTCCAACACGTTCAACGTAGGTACGTTCTTTCCTGCGTCTGCCAACTCCACTTTTGGTATCGCAATGGCGACGAGGGCTTTGGCAATACTTAGGCTTCCACCGAACTACACAATGCCCTCTGTTGGGACATTGACGGGCGTTTTTCAACAGCTTCGCTCGAATCCGGGCCACCTCATTTTGGAGAGCGCATTCTGATGACTCAGTTATTCAATTTTCCTCTTGACGTTGACTTCTCGGGTACGTATTTACAGGGAAATGGCGTTGCTGGGCGGGGGGATGATATGCGGACCGGAATTTCTGATCGACTTGAGATTATTAACGGAGTGGCCAGGACAACGTTGTACGGGACGGATCAGAAAACAAACTTCGGGTATAGAAGCGAAATACGGTTCGGGTCATTTCCTAATTCTGGCGAGTGCTGGTCCTCGGTAGATTTCATGATTGATCCGCTGTGGACAACGAAAAACGTTGCCACCATCGGTTCCTGGTATCCGACACCGGATGCCGGGGAAGAGTTGCTGGTTAAGCACGTCAATATTGGTTTGCGTCTCGTGGACAGAGATACGCTCTTTGTGAATGTCCCTGCTGTGGTGTTGCCTGCTGTAAGCAATATAGGCAAGACAGTTGCAGTCACAAAACTACAGCAAGGGCGCTGGTACAACATCACGATCAGGATAAATCTGCAAACAACTGCTGTGGGCTGGCGTGAGGTTTATCTGGATGGTGTGAAGATTTTCGGAGAGTACAACGTGCCTACAGCTTATGAGGACGCAAATGGTCCCTATTTCAAGATGGGGCCAAGAACGCTCGCACAGGACTATGACATGGTGAGAATGTGGGTACGGAACGCCAAGCAATGGGTTGGAAATGAAAGCTTCTCCACGGCTATGGGCGGGGTGCCAGTATCTCCTTTGAGAATGTTGCGGCAATAACGTTTAATCAGGGGCCTATCGAGCCGCCTCTGGAAACACTGGCGGCTTTTTATTGGTTTTCACTCATGCGAATACGCTAGCGACAATATTTCAGTAGTAGTCTCCTGAAACCTCTGATCAATGCGCTTCTTGTGTTGCTCGGGGGTTTCTTTTTTGAACCCTGCCAAGGGCAGGCCCGCTCACTGGGTTAAGTAGTTTGGAGGAAAGATGGAAGTGGATCAGCTTACGGATGAGCAAATCGCAAATCTTACACCGGAACAAATCGAGATATTGGAAAGCGACCCGGACAAGCTTGCGGAAATTCTAGGCGCACAGGAAGCACCTGAGGAAGAGGGAACGGAGAAATCCAGCTCTGATGGGAAAGACGATGCGTTCAGCAAAGTGAGCGACGATGAAGGCGAAGATGAGCCTGTCGTTCTGAACAAGAGCGGCAAGGGAACTATTCCCTACAAGAAGCACAAGGAACTGCGGGTAGAGAACTCAGCACTGCGTGAGCAGCTAAAGTCCGCGCAAGGCAAACTCGACGAATTCCTGACGCGGAAAGAGGAAGCAAAGGAAATAGAGACCATTGCGCTGGATGAAAAACTCAAGACGCATCTGGAGGCTCTGAAGGAAGAGATGCCTCAACTTCATCAGGTGCTCAGTGCACTGCTCGAGGGGAGTCGGAAGCAGGGCGAAAGGCTGGAACAAACACTGCGGGAGTTGGAGCGTGAAAAGGAGGAATCCGAGCGCATAAGCCAGCAGAGCATTACGGAGCAAGTCGCTGAGGCAAAAGACAATAATCCTGATCTCGTACATTGGGAAAGTAATGACGCTGACGCCTGGGAAGAAGCACTGAAGCAAGACGAAATCTTGAGAACCAATACGAAGTGGGCAGGAAAGCCTTATACGGAACGGTTCCAGGAGGTTGTCCGGCGTGTCAGGGCGATTATGCCGGGAGCCTCCACTCCAAAAAAGAAGTCCGATCCGGGAATGATTAAGGCGGATGTACAAGCCAAGCTTGAGGCAGCCCCGGTGAGGAAACCTGTAACTCTATCGGATATTCAGGGTGGAGCAAATCCAGCCTCTGAACGTGAGCAGCTTGAGAATCTGAGCCCTTTTGAACTTGCTCAGAAGTTGATGAAGATGTCCACGCATCAGGCGGCAGCCTTGAGAGCCGAGCTTGATTAAGGATTATTGATTAAATGGCTGAAACAAACGTAGCAAGCGGAAGTTCACTGGCAGTCAAACACTATAGCGCAGCGCTCTTTGCCAATACGCTCAAAGGATCCACAGCGATTGACAGTCTTGTCGGTCCAGTCGAGCCTTCGGTAGCAATGCAGAAAATTGCCGGCCAAACAAATCCGGGCATGCCTGTTGTGCGTATCGATAATTTGATGAAGAGTGCTGGCGATGTCGTATCCCTCGATCTGGTCGATACCGTAGGTGGCGAACCGCTGATGGGCGATGTCAATCGTGAAGGACGAGGCAGTGCGCTTTCGTTCTCCTCAATGGAGATCAAAATCGATCTATCCAGTAAGGTCATTGATGCCGGTGGCAGCATGTCGCAGCAGCGCACCAAACATCAGTTGCGTGAAATTGCCCTGGCGCAGTTGTCAGGTTATTTCCCCCGTCTCGACGCCCAGGAAACACTGGTACATCTTGCTGGGGCGCGCGGATCGCAAACTGGTTCGGATTGGACAGTACCGCTTCAAAGCGCTCCGAACTTCAGTGCCATAATGGTGAACCCCGTGAAGGCACCTACCTATAATCGCCATTTTGTAGTGAACGGCGCCAATCTGACTTCAGGGGGGCAGCAGTTGGGGTCCATCGTTTCAACAGATGCCCTGCGCTTATCGCATCTGGATCTGCTGCGCAAGAGGCTCGATGACATGGATCAGCCGCTGCAATCCGTCAAACTGGCAGGGGATCGGGCCGCGCAAACTTCCAAGATGTGGGTGTTTCTCGCCACACCCAATCAGTACTCGCTCCTTTTGACCGAAGGTTCGTTACGTGCATTTCAGCAGAACGCCATCAATCGGGCGGCATATTTTGACGAGCGCCACCCATTGTTTGCCGGTGAGGTTGGAATGTGGAATGGCATTCTGGTGATCAAGAATGAGCGCGCGATCCGCTTTATGCCTGGCGAAAGCACGAAGATAATTACCGCAGCGAATGCGGCAACTGCAACAGAAACCGATCAAGCTGTCAATGGAGCATTGACAGCCGGCTATGCGATCGAGCGTGGATTATTATTGGGTGCACAAGCATTGGGTGTCGCTTATGGCAAAGCCAGGGTCAGCGGAATGCAGTTTGGGTGGAAGGAGCATTGGTATAACTTTGAAAGTAATCTGGAAGTGATGGGTGAGAAGGTTTGTGGTAAAGCGAAAACCCGTTTTTCTATCGACGATGGGACAGGTTTCAAGGTACCCACCGACTTTGGCGTGATTGCGGTTGACTCGGTTGTACCACTTTAATCCGTTTTAACCGTTTTAACCCGTTTGATACGTGAAAGCGGCTTTAATGTTCCGCTTTCACCCATCACTTTTTCGAGAGATATAGATATAAATGGCCACTTTTAGCGCACCTGATCTGAACAGCAAAGCGATGCCTATGGGTAACTATGGCAACGCGGCAGTGGTTTATGGGACAGCAACGCCCTCATCCGGAGTGGCTGGAAGCATCTACCGTCCGGTCAGAATCCCGGCTGGCATGAGTGTTACGGCGTTACGGATAGTAAATGACGATATGGATACAGGGGGCACCACATTTGCTGTAAAAATCGGCTATACCCCAGTCGACTCCGGACAAGGTCCTGTCGAGGATGATGATTATTTTTCCGCGGCTACAACGATTTTATCCGGACCGGCTCTTACCGACTTGAGATTTCAACCCATCAAATTCGAAAAGGACGTATACGTCATCTTGACGGTAACTGTACCGGCCATTGCGTTTGCGTCGGGCAATATCACTGCAATCGTTACGGGCGAGGCGACAGGCATCAAGTAAAAACAAGCAGTAATCAGGAAGTCAAGGGCGATCCCCAGGGTCTCTGGGAATCGCCTTTTTATTGAGGATTTTATATGCCAAAAGTCAAATATATTGCCACCGGCATCAAGATTGACAGCATCAATGGCGTAGGGCTGCGCTGGGAACCAGATCAAGTGCGGAATGTAAGCGCTGAAGTTGCTGAGAGGCTGCTCGTCTACTCCGATACCTGGATGCGGGTCCATGACGAGACGCTGGATAACGTTGTGCCGATCGGACTGGCGCTAGCAGAGAAACCGGTTGAAGAACCGTTGCCGGTGATCGACTTTCATTCCATGAGCAAAAAAGCTCTGCTTGAGTTCGCCGAGCGCAAATACAACGAACGGCTGGATAGGCGACAAAACGAGGGAACCATACGGCATAAAGTGATTGCCCTGTTTTCCAAGAACGAGATGTCGGACTGATGTCATTCTCATATCAGTCAATCGTTGAGCTGGCTCGTATTCCGCTGAATGATGAAGACAAAACACGTTACTCGGATACTGTATTGCTGTCCTTCGCCAATCAGGGAATGCTGCAGATTCTCAGACGGCGGCCGGATCTGTTCATAGGTGAGTTCAATAACCTGCCCGATGGGGAACGCGCTCTGGATGATGCTTTTCCGCTACCGCCTATATGCCTCCAGACAGTAGCAGATTATGTCACGGCCAGAGCAGAAATGTCTGACGATGAGCATGTCAATTCCGGACGTGCGGCTCTGTTCATGCAGTTGTTCGGCTCCGAGACGCAACCATGAAATTCTGGAGCGATTTTTATGATCTGCTTATGCCAGATCTGCCTGGATGCCCGGCTGCTGCAGCTGACGGTGCATTGCGTCAATCCGCTATAGCATTTTGTGAGCAATCCCTGGCCTGGCAAACCGAGCATCTGCCTGTCTTCGTAATGGGGGGCATTGCGGAATATGCCTACTCCCCCCCGGAAGGCGCGGCAGTTCATGCCATCATACATGGAGTGTTGGATGGAGAAGAAATAGAGCCTTTTTCCTATGGGAAGAATATCACGATCAAAAACTTGCGCCGACAAACTGGCAAACCACGATATGTTCTTGGCGGTCCATCTTCGCTGACCCTGGTTCCAACTCCGGTTAGTAACGGGGTATTGACAATAACAGTCGCGTTAAAACCTTCGGCCATCAGTACAGGGATTGACGACGCGCTATTTCATGAATACCGCGAAGCCATCATTCACGGCTCGATGGCGCGGCTAATGCTGTCACCTAAAAAGCCCTATACCAATATCCAGCTGGCCGCCTATCACCAGCAACAGTTCATTATCAAGACGGCAGCGGCAGGCATGAGGGTAGCCAGAGGCTATGCCAGAGCGCCCTTCCAGACAGCAATCCTGAGACGAGGATAAAACATGGGACTCAAGTTCTCGAATTTTGGCAAGGCCATCATCAGTTCCGCTCCCAGTGGGACAACGGGGTTGAGCTTCACGGTGGAGGCCGGAAAAGGCGTTCTCTTTCCATCGCCAGGCATCGGCGATTATTTCTATGGCATATTCAAGGATGCTTCCGGCAACCGGGAAATTGTGAAAATCGAGGCACGCACGACCGACAGCTTAATCATCGCGCAAGGAGGACGGGGACTGGACGGTACGGCTCCCCGTACCTGGGCAGCAGGCGATTACTTCGTTGCCGGTGTGACCAGCATCGCCTTGCAGGAATCCCTTGCAAATCCAAATCTCCAGGCGCTTGGCGCCCTGGAAACGGCGGCCGATAAGATGGCGTATTTCACTGGACCGGGCACATTCGCATTGGCGAATCTGAGTTCCTATATCCGAAGTTTGCTGGATGATGATGATGCGTCAGCTGCGAGAGCGACACTAGGCGCTGCGCCTGCCAGCCTCATTCCTCCCGGAACCGTTATGTCATTTTTTCAGGCGACGGCTCCGGCAGGCTGGACTCAGGTCACGGCGCATCATAATAAGGCACTGCGTGTTGTGGGAAGCACCGGTGGCGGTTCCGGCGGTTCAGTCGCTTTCACGTCAGCCTTCACGTCGCAGGCGGTTTCGGGTTGGAACAGCGCGACGACATTGACCTCGGCGCAGATACCGGCGCATACCCATAGTTTGAGTGTGTATGGAACATCAGGTGGAGGAGCCAACCCCAGCGGTGGAGGGGGGGGAGTTATTACCGGAATGCCAATTACGGATGCCGGCACAGGCGGCGGTGGCTCACACAGTCATATTTTTACCGGCACGGCCATCAACCTTGCCGTGCAATACATCGACATAATCATAGCGAGTAAGGATTGATGGAAATACGTACAGCAGATTGTCCCCTGGGAGCAAAGTGTGAAGAGCTTAAGCTCGAAGACGGCAAACCTGTCCTCTATCGCTGTCCATGGTATGTGCAGGTTCGCGGCGTAAATGTCAACACGGGACAGGAAACCGATTCATGGGGATGCGCTATAGGCTGGCTGCCCACGTTGATGATCAACACTGCCAACGAATCCCGCAAGGGCGCCGCAGCCACAGAATCCTTCCGTAATGAGATGGTGAAGCACAGCGAGAAAACGCAACAAGTGCTGCTAGTGGCAGCGCACATGGCGAACGGGAAGGTCCAGGGTAACGGTTTATTGGAGCAGAGCGAGATATGCGAGTGACAATCATTCGGGACGACAGCGCGGTTGGAGTAGATGGCGTATTCAGGCGAGTCGACTTATCGTCGTTGAGGGCCAATGTGCGCGCTGTGCAGTGGAACGGTACGGGCGGTCACATAGAGTATGACGATACTGCAAATACGCTGCTCACAAACATAGCGGAGTTTCAGTCATTTGTGGATCTATGGAAAGCTGCGGCATCAGAGCAAATCACTTCATTGACTGCACTAAGTCCGGATCAAATGAAAGCAGCGGCCGTGACTCGTATCAACACTGCTTATCAGTCCAAGGTAAGGGAATTGACAGCAGTTTATCCGGAGGAAGAAGTGAAGAGCTGGGCGTTACAGGAAGCGGAAGCAAAGGCATGGTTTTCGAATCCTCAAGCCCATACTCCCTGGCTGGATAGCGCTGCTGAAGCGCGAAGTATAAGTAAGGCAGATCTGGCGGCCAAAATTACCACCAAGGCTACTGCATTTGCAAGGGCGCATGGCCAATTGACGGGTAAGAGGCAGAGATTACAGGACATGATTGCTGCCCTTGGCGATTTTCCCGCCCAGCAGCAATTGGATGACATCCAATGGTAAACACATGATCGAAACTTTTTGAAAAGACAGCAAGACGCGGCGTAGCCGCTTTTTTTTTGCCCGAACGGGCTTTTTTATTCAATACCCAGGAGGAATTATTGTGACCATGTTTCAACGCAAACGCATCAAAGCCATTCAGGAAGAGGTGGAAAGACAACATGCTGCGGTAGAAGCCCGCGCAGACGGTTTATTGGAAAAATTGAAAGGATCGAAATGGACGGCCGCAATATTGCTGGGTACGGTCGTGCTTGCAATCGCAGTTTTATGGGGTTTGTCCTGATCATGGCTGAGGATGAAGGCGACCAAGAGATCGCGAACAGGATCGAGAGGCGGCGCGGGCCATCCACCTACACATTATCCTTCAGTGGAATTATTGCAGTGGCGGGTCTGGTTGCATCCGGCGTAGCGACATATAACACGGTGCAAAATGATATCGCGACCCTGAAGCGAGGCGAGTTGTATCAGGAAAGAACCAATGAACGCCTTGATGAGGAAATCAAGTCGATGAGAGCCGAGCAGCGTGAAACGTTGAAGGAATTCAACGACAAGCTCGACAGAATCATCGAAAAATGGACGAGAGGGAGAAAGGCATGAGGTATCTGCTGGGAGCTTTGTTTCTGGCGTCGTGCACCATGCTTACGCCCCTGGTGACGAATGAGCCCCTGGTGACAAACGAAACCGTAATGGAGTCGCCTGTTGCAACTGTACAACCGCAAGCGTCAATGAGCACTGCAGAAATTCCGAAGCCAAGGTCCAAAACAACATCTCCCGTTTCGGAAATATCCTCCTGCGCCACACTGGATGCAGGCGATCTGAAGGAGACCATAAAGGCGAAGCTGGATTGCATCACAGAAAATACTCCCTGACACCTTTACCCGATACAGATAAATGAGCATGGAGCACAAGGGATTATGGGATGAGCAAGCCATTGTTTAATCAGGGAAGGTCCGCTGTAGCGTTACTAGTGTTGGCAGCATCAACACTGGTTGGAATCGCGGTGCACGAGGGGTATAAGGATGAGGCGTATATCCCTGTGCGCGGGGATGTCCCCACCATCGGGTTTGGTACGACCGCGGGTGTGAAAATGGGAGACAAGACAACGCCGGAGCGGTCTTTGGTCAGGCTGCTGGACGAAATAGAGGGTGTTTATGCTGCCGGAGTCAGGCGCTGTGTGACCGTACCTCTCTATCAGCACGAGTATGAAGCGTATGTGAGCCTGGCTTATAACATCGGTGTCGGTGCTTTCTGTCGAAAGGCATTACCTGGAAAACCGCCTAATCTTATCGACCTGATCAATGCTAGACGGTATGGGGAAGCGTGTGCGCGCATAGAGGCATTCAAATATGGTCCCGGCAAAAAAATATTACCGGGTCTCGTGAAGAGGCGTGCCGAGGAACGGGCATTATGCGAGGGCCGAAGAACTGGTTTAAGGCATGATAGTTCTTCCGGAAGGGGAGATCTGGCGAAGTGAGTGCATTCAGGATTTCCGGATTTTCCGGCCTTGTGCCACGGCTGGCAAAGCATTTGCTTAGTTCGAATCAGGCGCAAACGGCGACCAATTGCAATCTTGCCGGTGGAGATTTGCGACCCAGAAACGCGGCGCTACTTGTGTTTTCTCCACAGATAGATGGCGAGATCCGGTCGATGTTCAGAATCGAAAAGGATGGAAACGAGAAGTGGCTAGCGTGGAGCCGGGATGTAGATGTAGCCCGTTCGCCTGTTGCGGGGAATACACCGCAGCGATTCTATTACACGGGTGACGGAGAACCTCGCACCTCTGATTTTGAAATGGCGACTGCCGGCTCCGGGATTTATCCATCCACCTGCTACGTACTTGGCGTTACACCCCCAGTCAACGAACCACTGGTAATGGCGTCAGGTGGAAGCGGAGTAGTGACTTCCCGAGCCTACGTTTACACATTTGTCACGCAATGGGGGGAGGAGTCACAGCCTTCCCCCGCTTCCATAGTGACCAGTGGAAAGATAGACGCAACCTGGATGATTTCAAATCTGGACGCAGCACCCCCCAACTCCGGGGCAATTATTGCTGTTTCCAGGAATTCTCCAGCTGCCGGTCAGGCGGAAATCAGCCTTGATACCGTCTTCGGCTTAAGAGCGCATGAGGAAATCAGGTTTGAATCGGTATCAGGCATGACCGACTTGAACGGCCGGTTTACTCTGATAAGCGTAGACCCGATAACGAAAAAGGTTGTCATATCTTTTTCTACAGACCAGGTCTACGCTGGGGGTGGGGAGTGGAAGCGCCAGGCCCCACACAATACCGAGGGGATGAACAAGCGCATCTATCGGACGCTTACCACTTCGTCAGGGAGCGAGTATCGCTACGTCGCAACACTTTCAGCAGTTACGAAAAGTTACAGTGATACTGTTCCTGATACGGTGGTTGCATTAGGAGAAGTATTGCCCTCCACGAACTGGGAAATGCCCCCAGCCAACATGAAAGGCATTGTTATGCTTGCGAATGGAATTGCCGCAGGATTCACGGGGAATGAGGTACTTTTCTCAGAACCGTTCAAACCTTATGCCTGGCCCACCTCGTATCGCCAGACATACGATCAGGAAATTGTAGCGATCGCTGCGATGGGCACCACGCTGGTTGGCATGACCAAGGGCAATCCTTTCACCATTACCGGAGTTGAGCCTGCGACCATGGGTGGAGGAATGGAGAAGCTGGGGGTAGCGTGGCCTTGCATGTCGAAGCGAGGAGTGGCGAATTTTGCATTCGGCGTTGGATATCCTGCTCCGCAAGGGATGGTAATGATTGGGACAAGTAGCGATATTGTCACAAAAGACCTGTTTACCCAGAAGGAGTGGTCCGAACTGAATCCTGACACCTTTATCGCTACCTCTGCCGATAACCGCTATTACTGCGGCTATTCGGCTGCAGATAGCTCCCTCATGTTCGTGATCGATAAGGCAGAGAATGCATCCTTTTCAAAAATCAACCAGAACATCAGTTGCATCTGGACAGATCCCATAACCGGCAAGCTTTACGTCGCCACAAACAGGAAAATCTACGAATGGGAAGGGGATACGGGGACCAAACTTTTCTATGAGTGGAAAAGTAAACGGTTCGTTACTGCGCCACCGGTTAATTATGGTGCGGGGAAGATTGATGCCGATTTTGAAATGACGGAAGAAGAAAGAGCAGCGGCACAATCCTCCTATAACGAGACTATCGCTGCCAACCAGACACTGATCAATTCTTATTCCATGAACGACGGACTGGCAGATACATGCCTTGGTGAATACGAGATTGGGGGCGATGCGACACAGGATATTCCTCTCTTATCCATGGATTCCCTGCAATTTCAATTATGGAGCGATGGGACGCTGAAGCTTACCAAACAGGTCAGGAATAGCCGAGCGTTTCGACTCCCCGGCGGCTATAAGGCTGATAATGTCGAGTTTGTGCTATCTGGCAATGTGAAGGTAAACAGCATCGTCCTGGCTGAAACAATGGATGGATTGAAGCAGGCATAACTGCCATAAGTCCCGATTGAACGGCTGGATTGGCACTCTCGGTTAGATCTCTCGAACCGCTCAAGGTATTTCAAGCAGCTTTCTTCTTCCTGATTTTTGTCACTCAAACGTGAGCCGCTCCTATTCGGGCGGCTTTTTTACTTTAAAAAGGAATTTTGTATGGCGAAATACGTTCATTCCGACGTTCTGGATGGTGGATTGAATTCGATAAAGAACAATGCGAGCCGCATGCTGCTGTTGAAGGCATATTCCTTTGCTGACAGCTATACAACCGTTAATGCTAATGCAATTTGTGCGGTTGCAATGGCGCCCGGAGACTATGCGCTGTCAGGGGCTGACGGCGCAGCTCGCATTCTGACGGTCGCGGCCCGCAGTGGAACAGCGTCAGCCAATTCTGGCGCCGCTCCCGATCTTCACATTGCCTTCACGGACAACGCGAGCAAAGTTTTGCTGGTGACTGATGAAACCACCGATCAGGTGGTAACGAGCGGCAATACAGTCAATTTCCCGAGCCTGACTTACACCAGCTCCCAGCCCACCTAACCAACTGGTGATATTCCAGAAATCAAACTATGGCAACATTTACCCAAGCGCAGGGGACGCGCATCCGGATACTGGATCTTGGCACGATGGCAAGCGGCTACTACGGTGTGTCCCCGGCCGTCGATCTTGGTCCCAATATCCCGTTCGATGTCACTCTGGAAGTCGAAGCGGACCCCAACGGCGCGCCGACAGGCAGCAAGCAGCTCGTGCTCTTTGCCAAGCTCTCCCTCGATAACGTCAACTTCAGCAGCGGACCGGAAAGCGGGACGGATGCCACCAACGAGGCTGACCTGCACTGGATCGGCACGTTGCCATGCAACGACACCAACATGCACCGGAAGATGTTCAGCCTGCAGGGCTTGCCCGTCGCGCGCTATCTGAAGCTCGTGGTCAAGAACGACATGGGTGTACCGCTGACTTCGGGCGGCATCTACCGCGCCGACATTACAGGGACATCTGCCTAAGTGGCTGAAATAATCCTGCCTCGCAGGTTCAATGCGCAGCCGCAAGCCCCGGTCGAGCTTACCCCTTATTGGAAACGAGGTGCGGTCATTGTCGCACCTTTGACCGAACAGTCCGCCCGAGATATTGCCACCCGCAACAATTTTTCACCGGGTGCTGCGGCCGCTCCTGCACTTGTCATGAGGAACCAGGGCAGGGCACTGTATTTCAACGGAACGACAACCAGGCTCCAAAGCGCGCGGGCAATAACTCCCGGGGCGGCTTTTACAGTATTCGCATGGTGCCGGCCAACTGCCCTGAGTGCTTATGTGCGCCTCGTCGAGACAGATCATGCCAGCGGCTTTTTCCTTGGACTCAATACCTCTGGCAAATACTGCTGGATCGTCAACAGTGCCACCCCCGAGGGGTGCGTGGGAGGCCAGCCGACAACAGGGCAGAGGGATTTTGTCTGCGGCGTTTTCGACGGATCGAACCGGATTCTGTATGTGAACGGTATCCAGGTCGCCATTAGCCCGGCCACCGCGCCGTCAGCCGCACGGACAGTTTACATAGGGGCGTATGGCCTTGGGGGCGCCCCATCCTACGCATTCAATGGCGACATCGATACGGTCGGGATTTTTGACCGGGCTTTTGCTCCCGCTGAAATATTCGCGCTGTATCAAAATCCATGGCAGCTGTTCAGGGCGCCTGCAAGAAAGCTGTGGCCTGGTGACACAAGGCTTGGATTAAGCGGTGTAGCTGTAATACAGGTAAATAGCGGCAGTGCGGTAGAAATTACTCAACACCACGCGCTTGCTATTGCGGGATTAACGCAAGCAGGTGGGGCCACTGCCGGAAAGATCGAGCAGAATCAAATTCTTGCGACGGCTGCCCCCGTTCAATCCAACCTGGGTAGCGCTGCTGGTATTACCAGAGGTGTTGCTCTGGCTGGTGCCGTAATCGCGCCGGGCAGAACCTTGAGCGCGGGGAAAGTAAGCCAGGCGCACATGCTCGGCGTGGGCGCTTTGGCCCAGGGAAAGGCACTGCCAGGCGAAGCAATCACGCAAGCTCATATCCTGTCTGAAGCTGACTTGGCGCAGCTTAACGCAGGCGGCATCCTCCTCATATCCATCGGCAATGGAACGCTTGTCGGAAAATCCTCCACGCAAGCCAATGCCAGCGGAACGGGTGGTGTTACCCAGATACACAGTCTTGTCGCTACGTTTTGCAGCCAGATCAATAAAGCGAGCGCCAAAGCGATAAGTGATGGAGTTTTGATTGAATCCGCGCTTATCAGCAAACCTGCCGAAGCAATTCATATCAAGAAGCCTGGCATTCCGGTTGGAACCCCTCCATGGCTGAAAATCATGCTTGAGATACTGACCGGGCGGCGCGGAAACCGAATAACGCTCCCCGCCTTTCGCACACTTACATTTTCAACTCCTCCCACTCAGGCTGAATGCGAGGCGTTGTATGCGTACATAAATTCTGTTCGCGATTCTCTCGAACAGCTTATTTCACGTATGGATGGATGATGAATACTGAATTGATTTCGCTGCTCAAGGCAAATGTAGGTTCGACCCTGACATCTGATCTGGCCGCTGATATCTGCGTTGCCGCCAATCGCATGGAGGCACTTGCGCAGTTGAGAGATATTGCACAGATCAAGCCTCGATATAACGCCCACCTGGTATTTGCTGTAGAGCGTATTGAGAACATTACTGAAGAAATAAAGCATTTGCATCGCGCCCACTGGAATGAGACCGAGGGACACAGACACCGGCTACCGCTTCAGCCGGATTACGAGACTTTTATCCGGTATGAGCAGGCAGGCCGCTACCTTCTTTTTACCGTAAGGAGCGAAGGGAAGTTATTGGGCAATTGCGCCATGTATCTGGACAAGAGCACCCACACGCAAACACTTATTGCCACGGAAGACACGCTGTATCTTTTGCCCGAGGCACGACGCGGCACTATTGCCAAGCGTTTTGTAAGGTATGTCGAGAATGCCATGAAATTGCTTGGCGTTCGAGAAATCAATATTACCGTAAAGACAGTTAATAAGGCAGCACGATTTTTCCGACTGCTAGGCTACAGGCACGTAGAAAATGGATTGACCAAAATATTGGAGATTGAAAATGTGTAGTTCGAAGCCACCAAGGCCGGATCCGCTCATTGGGCAGGCGGCAAAACAACAGGCTGATATCGCGCAACAACAATTGGATGTAGCAAAACAGCAACTTGAATGGGAGAAGGACAGAGCCAGGGTGCAGGACCCGCTGATCCAGAAAATTGTTGATCAGCAGATTGTGGCAGGCGAAGCCAATGCAGCGAGGGCCGAATCGCAATGGCAGGCATACCGCAACCTGTTTGCGCCGATAGAAGAGCGCATGGTAAGAGAGGCCAGCGAATTCGACTCAACCGAGCGTAAAGAGCGGATGGCGGCCGAGGCGGGAGCGGATATCGCAAAAAATTATGAGAGCGCCTTGGATTCTACCCAGCGAGCAATGGCGCGTATGGGAGTCAATCCCAATTCAGGCAAGTTTCAAGGTCTGGCCCACGAGATCAGCCTTGGGCTTGCCAAAGACACAGCGGGAGCAATGAATAAGGCCCGGCGCGAGACGGAATTGCAAGGCATGGCCATGCGGCAAGGCATGGCCCAATTCGGGCGTAATATGCCCACTACGGGAATAGCTACCGATGCGGCAGCACTCAATGCAGGTAACGCCGCCACTGACAATCTGGCAACGAAAGCCGGGCTGCATACCACTGGCATGAATGCGGCGCAACACTGGTATGACGGCGCTCTCGGCGCGAATAACTCCGCCGGCAACCTGATGCTGAACCAGTATCAGGGCCAACTGAATGCATGGCAGCAACAGCAGCAGAATAAAGTGGGAGGACTCAGTGGGTTAGGCAATCTGATTGGCAGCGTGGGCGGAGCTTACCTGATGAGGACACCGGGCTTGCGAACGGGCGGTGTTATCAGGAACTACAATGCCTATGGCTTATCCGCATTGAAACGTGAAGGCTATGCGGATGGTGGCATAGTACAAGGCCCCGGTACCGGCACCAGCGATTCCATTCCAGCTTCGATTGAAGGCGTGCAACCCATCCGGTTATCCAATGGCGAAGCGGTACTCAACAGGAAAGCGGTGGAACTGGTAGGAGAGGATTTCATTCACCGGCTCAATGGTGCATCAGAGTTGGCGAAGCATAAGGCGACAGTGAATAAACACAACAGGGAGGGAGATGATGCTTGAAAGTTTGGGTGCATTTGCTGGCGGCCTTGCACAAGGCGTGCGTACGGGACAGGATATGAAGCTGCGGCAGCAGGATGCCAACCGGTTGAAAAAGGCGGATGAGCGCGAGGAGGAGTTGCATCGGGCGAGGATCGACAAGGCAGATTTCAACAGGGAAAAACGAGAGCGGCTTCGTGCCGCCAACGATGAGATAGCGGCTCCGTGGCAGCAGGATGAGCAAAAGCCCTCTACTCCAAAACAGGAGCGAATCCCGGGTCTGAACCCCGGTTTGACGAAAGTGCGTGCTGTCACAGATGCCGGTGTTGGAGGACTTTCCAGTCTGAGCAAACCTGCAATACAGATTGCGTCGGATGAAATGATCGCCAGGCGCATGTTGACTGGCAACCTGCTCGAAGATGCGGATGAACTGACGCGCATGGCGAACATTTACAAGAAATATGGCCTACTGGAAGAAATGGCGCCCTGGATGAACAAAGCTTATGCAGCGAAGAAAAGGGGAATTCCCGATGCCCTGAACTCCCTGTTAACAGGGAACGCGAGGAAAGCCAGAGAAATTCTGGAAAAAGGTGGATTGGCTCTTGCGGATGATCCTTTGCGACTGGATTCAGACGGGCAACAGAATGTATGGAGGTTCCGATTCATGGATGGCGGCGAGACGGAAATCGATCTGAAGGAATTTGCGAGAAGGTTTTTTCCTTCTCAAATCCAAAAGTAG